ACGCAACGAACCCCCAATTTAAAAACCTCGAACCGGCTCATGCGCCATCTTGTATGTAGTTCCGGATTAAGATCGGCTATATCCAGAAACCCGTGCCGATACTTCATAAGCGGGCCAGTGGGGTGCCAGAATAGGGTCATTAGAAGATATCTCCCGGGTTCTTGATCCTCATCCGGATGGTGCGGTCGCTTAGAATACGGCAAGCCGTATCCCGGATATTGAGTTGCCAGCCATCCCCGGTGCGGAATACCACCCAGTCACCGATATTCAGGCTCTGGCCATCGAAGGTTTCGTCCTCGGTATCCTTAAACGCCGTTGGGCCGAGTTTTACAACTAATCCAACTTTTCCTTGATATTCATCTTCTTTTATATTGTCGTCCGGACGCCAGACGCCGCCAGCGGTGATGTTGGGACGGACGTAAATCGCCACCAAGACCTGATTATGGAAGATATCGTACCCGGATAGGTCGCCCACGGCGTCCAAAAGGGCTTGTTTCGGGTCTTTGGCTAAACTGATCTGGCTGGTCTTCCTCGCAGACGCTACCGACATTTATTCCTGCCTCATATTCTGTTGAACCTCGTCAATCGCCAGAATGGCGTGACGCAGGGCATCAAGATACCCAATTCCAATATTATAGTTATCCCAGCTACCGCACCCGGTAACTGTCAGGGCTTCCACCCTCATATCGACCATCAATTGGAGCTTTTCCCTCAAAAGACGCTCGAATTGGCTATCCATTACTTCCCCTTACTGGCCTGAAGCTTGGATAGGTCGAGGCGGCCATCGCCATTCTCGGCACCGCCATGCTTGGGATAGACGCGGCCACCCTTGGCAAAACGGCCACCACGCTTGGCTACCGGAGGACCGGCGGGGCCGGGCGGCGGCATGGGAGGTGCTGGAGCCGGTGAGGGGCCTGCTCCAGCGGCGGCCATTGATGGGTCAGGCGAGGGAGGAGTAGCCGCGACATCAGGGACCACCATTACTTTGGGCTTGGAATGCCGGTGCTTGCCGACATGCCCGCCACGCTTCATGCCCGGAGCCGCGCCTTGGTCTTTGTGCTGCTGGCTGCTGGATGAACTGGAATAGAGCTTCTTGGGAGAATTCTCGCCAACCGCCCGCATGACAGGAATATCGAGGTTATTACTCTTCCCCATGTGGCCAGTCTTGGCTTTGTGAGAAGCCATTGCTTCAGATTTATACGGATGCGCCATTTCTCTTTCTCCCAGCCGGGACCAAGGCCCCTATCGGATAAATCTTCTGTTTGGCCCCGTTTTCCTCAAACCACTGGGCTTCGACGTGCCCGCCATGGATTGCGGTGACGGTCATTCTGGGGCCACCGGACTTCAGCCTTACTGTAGCCCCAATCTGGAATGGAGGCAAAAAGTCCTTCAAAAGCACCAGATTGGTGGCTGTATTCACGGGAAGAATACCTGAACCACGACACAGAAGACTATGATTACCAGTATGGTTGTCATTTCTTACTCGCTGGTTTTGGTTTCGGCTTGGCCTTGGCGACGGCCTTGGCTACCCTGATCTTGGCGTCGGCATCGATCTTGGCCAGCTTCTCCTTGTGGGCAAGCTCACGCTCTTCCATCTGATGCTTGTGACGAAGCTCGGCGTCAGCCTGCTCTTCTTTCATACTCAATTCGCGCTCATGCTTGTCGCGCTGGAGTTCCAGTTCATGCTCATGCTTGGCTTGATCCATGTGAGCATCGATAACCAGACCACCGACTTTCATATGCGTCTCGGCAGCATGCTTCTGATGTTCTAGGGCTAGACTCTGCTGGGCCTCTTGTCGCTTGATAGCAATCTCGTTCTGGCTCTCGGCTTGCTGTCTGTGGTGATCCATCAGCATCTTCATGGCCTCGGCCTGCGCGTCCTGCTGTGCCTGCTGGCCGTGGATGATCTGCTCTTCCTGTATTTTCAGACGCTCCAGCACAATCTTTAGCGCCTCGATCTTCTCGCGCGACTGCCGGTCAGCCGTCTTGTCGGCAGATTGCATCTTCTCAATCTCCATCTTCATCATCATCTGCATTTGCTGTAGCTGGCCCTGCTGTTCATTGGCCTGCTGCTTGGCTTGGGCCGCAATCAGAGATGGATTAGGCGGAGGTGGTGTCGGAGTCTGCTTAAATAGCCCTTCCGGGTCGATACCGGTGATCCGCATAATGCGTGTATCAACCGCAATCGGATCATACAGATCGGGTGCAGCCGCCTGTAGCGTCTTGATGACGACTGCCTTGGCGATACGGTGCATACTGGTGGGATTGTTGGGGTCTGCAACTGGGACAAGATTGTTGTTCTCCAGTGCTTCCAAGAATTGTTCTTTTTGCCAGCGGATGGTTGTCTTCTTGTTATGTCGCCAGAACGCTTCCGGGTCTTCCTTGAAGCGCTCCTTTATAAGCTGAAACTCTTTGCCCTGAGAGGACGTGAGCCGCTTATGCACGGCGTCCATCATCACGGTAGCCTGCTCGATCAAGGCTAGTGTGGTGCCTACCGGGGCATCCTGCTTGCCCTCACCGATGCTCATTTCGGCGGTGCCGCCGACACGCTGTCCAAGAGACTCGATATTCTGGGTCAACTGCATAAAAGCCGCGCCGGGTTCCTTGTAAGGAAGCGGCATCACGGCATCACTGATCTTCCCGGTTCCTACATCCAGTGGAACGCCGCCGCCCGGAGGAATTCTGAATTGATTGGTTAATTGTCGTCCGAATTGTTTGGCGTAGATGAAGCCGGGGAATGACGAGAACATCCCGGCGTCGAGTTGGATACGCCAAGCAGCCGTAAGAGCACTGGTCGTATTACCCAGTATGTGAATAAGACCAATGCCGTAAAACCCAAGAGCACGTACAAATGCGAAGTCAACGAAGAACTCCTTCGCCATGCACATCTTATCGTCTTTGCGCCAATTACGGCGTAGCGCCAGAACAGTTCTACTCTCTTTGTGGATAGTCACAACATAGGGCAAATGGAGTCCTGTCTCTTTGCCCTTCTCTTTGTGTTCGTACCCGGCAATGTCCAGTTCGCAATAACATTCATAGATTTCGTGATCGGTATCTTGTGGCTTCTGAACTTGCGGGGTGATGCCTTGGATTTCCAGCTTCTTTTCTTTGACTGGATCGGGAAAGTTCATCTGGCTGACCGGGATTGCAACGTCACGGTAAGCGCCAACCAATTGCATGCGCCGCAACACAGCGGGACGCATTTTGATGCGGTGGGTGATCCTGCCGCAGTTTTCCAGATTGGTTTCAGCGTTGGAAACGATCAGGTCTTCGGCATCCACACTTTCTGACACCGGCCTGCGCTTCAGGGGGCAGTTGTAGACCTTCTTGATGCCTTGGCCGCCGCAGCCGATCCAGAACAGCATCCTGTCGGTGTCGGGGTAATATTCCGAAGCAACCGTGGTGATCCAGTGATTAAGGTCAGTCTCCAGCGCCTCGGCAAGCTCGTCTGACTGCTGGGTCATACCATCAGGCAGAACCGGCTTAGGCGGAGCCATTAAGCCAGTCGGAGGCGGCGGTGGCGGGGCTGGACCCGCTGCCGGTGGCGGCGGAGGTGGACCTGCACCCACCGGGGGACCGGGGGCTGAGGCTTGGGGGGACGGAGGCCCACCAGCGGGTGCAGGAACAGGAGAATTCTGTAGCGGGGGTGGTGGCCCGGGAGGTGGTCCCCCTCCCATGGTCGCGGCTGAGCCGTTCAAAGGCTGGGCCGTACCGGCTGGTCCACCCCCGCCATTGAGTGGTGGACCACCATTATGGCCCATTTGAGGCGGCATAGGGGGCATAGGCGGCGCGGGAGGTTGGGGAGCCACCGGGGCGTCGTTACGGATTTTGATCGGGCCTGCCGCCGGAAGAAGCTCGCCACGGGCGTTGGCTTGGAACCGTAAGGTAGCCTCAAGCAGTAGTGGGTGCTGGACGGTCGAGATACCCTCGGCGGTAGCCTCACCACGGGGTTCATTCAGCTTTAAGCCAAGTAGACCAATGCCTCTGGCGCGGGTGTCCAGCCAGTCCTTCCGGGAAAGATCATCTGACATGATCCCGTCCAGCAAGTCGCTGGCAATACGGGACAATTCGCCAGATTCGATATCTTCGGCCAGATTGGCATACCAGTCGCCGCCCTTTCTGGCGGGGGATTTAGGAGAAAAATCAATGGTTAAGGAGCCGTCAGGGTTTTCGGTCTTGCCGACACCGTTTTCGATAGTGGTGGCATCCGGGGCTGGCCCACCACCGATATCCACGGTGGAGGGTATCGAGAAGGGGTTTGGCCGCTCCGGATCGAGCAGGCGTATCGACCCTGTGTTCACGTCTCGCGCCATCAGGCGTCTTCCCAGTCGTCAGAGAGCATATCACTTTGTGAACAGAGCCACGGGACAACATAGCCTTGGGCCGTCATCATATCGACATGGGAGTGATACTGGATTTGGGTGCCTTCCCCGAATACCGACATCATTGGCTCCCGATTGACCGTAAAGGTCGATCCCGGGACCAGAAACAGGAACATATTCTTACCGTTCCAGCCCGATCTACGGACCCTGCCACCGTCCTTGAGCTTCTGAAGAGCTTGGCCAAAGTCCATATTGCCCCCTAAACCGGATAAATCGGCTCCAGCCTCGACTTATACCTGACCTCTTCCTCTAGGTCGAATTCACTCTCTTCCCGCCGCAGGGCGAAGCCGTGGTCGCGCAGATATCGCAGCGCCATCGTGGTCGAATCCACAAGATCGTCCTTGGAGCCTTTGGGGAAGACGGCACACTGGTTGACGACTTCATCTGACCACTTCCGGATTGGGGCATAGACCATTCCGTCGCTGAACAGGTGCAATACGCTATGTGCTCTGGCAACCTTGTCTCCCTGCTTGGTCGGGTTGATCAGGTCGATGCCAAACAAACCGTTGAAGCCTATGATCCTTCGTATCTCCTGACTTACTGACAAGCCGGAAGCCTTGGCCTCAATAAGTAGCTTATCCACCTGAAACCTAGGATGCGTGATGGGCCGGTTATCCTTGGTACAGGTGTCGATAATCCTTTGAACTAGCTCATGAATTTGGAGCTTCTCCTGCCAAGCATATAACAGGATGATCTTGGGATTTTTGTTAACATCCCGGAACATGCCCCAGACGGTCAGGGCCGAGGCGTCGTTTTCCTGCTTTTCGGTGTAGGCCGTGTCTACCGAGGCTAGGATGTACTCCAGATCGGGGAATTTATTCTCTTCCCAATTATTCCAGTAATCGCGACGGATGATCGAGCCGCCCCTGACTTCCGGCGTCTGCTGATACTGACCAGCCCAAGCGTAGGCACCTTTGGCCCTCTTCAGTTCCTCGATTTCAGCCGGGCCGAACCGTTCCGGCCAAGCTGGCTCATCCTCTACGGTTCTAGGGTCTTTCCAGAACAGTTTTACGGGCTTTTCAGCCGCTGGATCGGTGTCCCAAGTGTCGAAGGTGCGGATTTTACCTTCGGCGTCATAGCCATTTACGAACCCGTGAGGGACGTACTCCATAGGGATACACAGATGAGTGTACCCAAGATCACGATCCAGAGCCACGCCGGATACGTCCTCTTCGTGAAGTCTTTGTTGTATAACGACAATCGCGCTTTCCTTCGGGTTGTTCAGTCGGTCAGGAACGACTTCAGTAAACCACATATTGGTGGTGTACCTGACAGCCTCTGACTCCATCAGCATGGTGTTGTTGGCGTCATCGATGATGAACCTGTCGCCACGCTCACCGACGCCGATACCACCGGTAGAGGTGGCCAGCTTCCAACCGGTCTGGTCGTTGGCAAATTTGACCTTGGTAAACTGCTCGTTGGATATTCGGAACCGATTGCCCCAGAGGCGCTGGTACCGCTCATTCATCACCACGTTGCGGCAGCGCATGTTATCGCGCTCGGTCAGATGGTTTGAGTAGGAAGCGCAGACATATCGATAGGAAGGTCGGTTTTGTGGCCCCCATTCCCACGCTGGCCAGAAAACGTCAGTCAACAGGCTTTTTGAGAAGCCGGGCGGCACATTGATCAGGAGCCGCCTTATTTCCCCCCTAGTTACAGCCTGTAGATGCTCGGCAATGGCAGACAGTGCCCAGCCTTCGATAAAGGGGATGGCGGGTTCCACGATGGGCCAGACGTACCGAACAAAGGCGATAAGGTCGCCCTCGTATGCCTTGGCTTCCAGCTTCTCACGAAGCTTCTGGGTGGCCAGCGTGACCCTCTGAATTTTCTCTGATCGCAAAAGAACTTCGGTCATAGGTACCTAAATATACCCATCGCCTTAATTTCGCCAACCTCGCGTGAGACAGTTTGGGTTCGGGCATGGTGAGCTACGGCATGGCTCGGTGAGGACCGGCTGGCTATGGTCGGGTCAGGCACGGACGGGTTTGGTCCGGTCTGGTACGGTGCGGTGGGGTTAGCTGCGGTGAGACGCGGTTCGGTCGGGTCGGGTCGGGTAAGGACTGGTGTGGTTTTTCTTTAACAGAGAGGGAATAGAATGAATAAGGTTGTAAACGTTAGCGAAGTTACCAATGGCGCTGAAGAAGCTATTTCACATAGCAATCCATATACTGTCAGAGTAACCATCGAAGGCAGCGCCGATCTATTTTTCCATCGATGGAATGCTGAGGCCGTCGAAGAGAAAGCCAAGGCGTCGAAGAATTCCAAGGCCAAGAAATCTGATGATGTAGAAAGCTACGTCTATCGGGACGACAAGGGATTTATCTGTCTGCCCGGAGAATATCTTCGCATGACGCTAGTCAACGCGGCTAAATTCAAGCAAGACCCACGATCACCGCGCAAATCAGCTATGGATTTGTATAAAGCTGCCATTGTGGTCACGACGCCATTGGCAAGTCTCGGCTCCAAGAATTGGGATTATCTCGATAAGCGCCGGGTTAATGTGCAGCGTCAAGGGATCAACCGAACAAGACCTTGCTTCAAGGCTGGCTGGAAAGCCACTTTCGACATCTTGGTGCTGTTGCCTGAATATGTTGATCAGGCCACTCTTCGGGAACTTATAGAGAGTGCTGGTCGCCTTGTGGGTATTGCTGATAACAGACCGTCATATGGAAGATTTGGGGTTGTTAGCTACAAAGTGCTCTGAGTAGGGGTGTGGTCCGGGTCCGGTCGGTTGAGGCTGGGTAGGGCTAGGTGTGGTTCGGTACGGTACGGCGAGGCTTGGCCAGTTCGGGTTAGGCGCGTTGAGGTTCGGTGTGGTCCGGTGCGGCATGGTTGGGTGTGGTCTGGTGAGGCAAGGTTTGGTCTGGTGTGGT